TTGCTTCTTCTTTAAGACGCTTTGCCACGAATGCATTGATCTTCCAACCGATTGATTGGCGTTGGTTTAGGGCATCGGCTACACCTGAAGAACCTAGAGCTTTAACGATTGTTTGAGCATCGCCTTCGCCATTGATCTTAGTAACACCGTATGCTTCTTCACCGAACACTACAGAAGCATGTACGTTAGCACCTGAAGCTCCTGCACCGGAGAAGATTTTAGATGTTCCAGCTGTTACTTCTACGAATTTGATTCCGTAAATGTCAGCGATTTCTCCATCAATGAACGGCTTGTTGTCTCTGCCAATGTTGAACGCTTGAACGAATTTAGCATCGTCCATTAGGTCGAATACAACGTCAGCTGAAACTAAAGCAATATATTTTCCGTTAGCTGCTGGACGAACTTTGTTTTTCTTCAAAGTTAAAGCGGCTTTACGGAATAAGTCGATAGTTGGTTTGTCTCCTGCTGCTAAAGTAGCACGGGATACACGACCACCAGCGTACAATACGTTTGTACCAGCAGTGATTTCGTCACGAACTAAAACGTCAACCGTTTCAGATGCTTGTACACCCTGTTCTTTTGAATACTCAGTGATGATTGGGTCGATTTGTTGGAAATCAACTACATCAGAGAATACGATATAATCTCCATATTGTTTAGTTGTAGCACTGATAGCTGTTACAGTTGCGCTGTTACCATCAGGTGTTACACCTTCAGTAAGTGGAGTAGTAGCAGGAGCTAACACACCAATTTTACGGAAGTTGATAGTGTCCCCTGCATTTTTAGGCATTGGACGAGTTTGTGCGAATGCTGCATGGTTAAATGAGCGAGCACGAAGAGTTTTTAAAAGAACTTTGTCATAAAACGCAGCCGGTTTTGTAGCTACAGAACCTGTACCTGTGTTAATGACACCAGTAGTTTGAGTTACAGTTGCCATAGGAAAATCACTCCTTTAAGTATGTTGTATGTGGAGCGTTCCCTATCTTTCGTTAGATCTTAATATCAAACTTTTTGAGCATTTCATCTACAAATTCGTCTGATACATCTCCCGTTGATGGGGATACGCTTGTTCCATTCCCGATAGAAGCACTATCTTGGCGCTTCTTTTTATTTTCTAGGTCCGTTTGGCGAGCCTTAGCGACCTCTTTTTCAATGATTGAATCTAAGTTGGCGGCACGGTATAACTTTTCAAAATCAATTTGCTGCGTCTTTGGGTCAATACCCGCTTGATGCATGTACTCAAATGTGTTTTTGATTAGGTTTTCATCGTTGCCGTATTTTGCAACAACGCTATCCACTTGGGAATTAAAGCGTTCTGCGAAAAGTTGCTCTTCTAATTGAGCTAATCGGCTTTCTGTGTCGTTTAACTTTTTCAAGTGTTCCACAGGTACGCCTTGCCTTTCGGCCTGTTCTTCCATCTGTCTTTCCTGATAACGATTTAAAATCTCTTCAGGAGACACACCGCTATCCTGAGCTAAACGCTGGATAAAGTCGGCATACTTTTTGTTTTCTTCTGCTTGCTGACGCAATTCCCTAAATGCTTGGTTACGTCTGTGTTCATCTTCGTCATTCGGGTTAGGCTCGTCTACTTCCTCGTCTTCAGATTCTTCAATTTCGTCAGCTTCAGGTTCCCCAACCTCTTCGCCTTCTACTTCAGTGTCGAGATCCACTTCGTCACTGTCTGAATTATCTTGCCACTCGTTTTCGAACTCCTCTAACATCGAATCCAAATCTAAATCATGTTCATTCATGTTACATTCTCCTTTTCGCCAATAGGATCTATGGGCATGGTCAGCGAATCCATGCTTGCAATTAAACCAACTTATTCTATCAAATGAATCATGGAAGAACTAACTCTAGTATTAAGTAGGTTGGACCCTACTCTTCCTATCTTCTATTCTAGTAAAATATGGTTTTAGTGTCAATATAATTACACAGTAAAATCCGAATAAAATTATTCGGACTTACTAGGTTTCGCTTGTTTTGCTTTTTGTTCTGCCATCGCTTGTGCCAATTGGTGCTTTTGCTCTTGATGAACTAAGTCCATTTGGTGCTTTTGGTCTGCTTTCGCTAGGTCTGCTTGATGTTTCTCTAATTGAATCTGCATATCCTGAGCGTGTTTTTGTTTAGCTAGGTCCATTTCATGCTGCTGTTGCACGACTTGGTCCTGTTGTCCTCCAGCTAAAGGAACTAAAACATTCAACGCTTGAGCCATCTGAAGCATAATTTGGGACTTCATGCTCTCCCCTAGTGTCTGACTGTTCTTGACTGCCATTGTGAAATCTACATATTGAGCGACTAATTCAGGTATCATTGGCCTACCCCCGTCCCTGCTTGTGCAGCTTGTACATTATTTGAGTTTGAAGTGTTGCCAAGGCTTCCGCTTTCCATTTGGTTTAGCTGGTCGATTGCTGCCTGTTGTACTTCTTGCGGTGCAGCACCCTGAGCTAACATATCGAATGATTGCTGAAGGATCTGAGAAAGTTGTTCCTCTTTGTTCTTCATTTCCTCTACATTCATACGCTGGATAATCTCGTCTTTGTTTGACCAATCCATCGAGTTAATAAATTCTTGTGGAGTAATGATCGCAGACGGGAAGATGTTTCCGTACTGGCCTTGCATATTCAACATTTCCTTTGCGTCCTGCTGCTGTTTCATACGTGTGATTGGTGCTTTAGCGGAAACGTCAATGAAAATATCGTACTCTAAATCTCTAAACTCCGAACCTTTGAACCATTCAAAATCGTATTCGTTCGGGTTTTGCCCCATAACACGGATGACTCTTTCCTCTTCATAGTAGGTCACCATGAAGTCAATGATTAGGTTACTTAGTTCTTCAATGTAAAGCTCCACATCATACATTTGGTCACGGTCACGCATGGTTGAACGGTCAATCAAGGAGTTAACCCCTGAAGATGTTTGTAAAGATCCGACTGTTTGACCCATGTATGCTTCACTCATACCTGTAATTTCACGGATATTTTGCTTTGCATTCTCCAATAGGTTGAATAGGACCTGTGGAATCTGTGGTGGTTCCATGTAAGTAATCGCTTGTGCAGCTGGCATATTGGCTACCCATGTCTGCCCTGGTGCATTTCCGTACAAGGAAACATCTTTTGGATCAATCCCTGACTGAGCATGAACTACCTTCTGTGGATTCTGCATCAGTGTACCAATCATGGCAATAATGGACTCAACCTTGTTGATAATTTTTTGGTTATCTAGGATGAACTCACAAGTGGACATGGCCCAAAACTCTTGTCTTTGCTTATAATCATATAGCAGCGCAAATGGATAGCGGTTAGGTCTGAGTGGTTGACGATAAACTAATAGCTTATCTCCTGCCATATAGGATACATAATACGTGTATCCACCTTCATTGTTTGGAACCTTCTCATAGAAACTAAGGAAATTGACTAACCCTTCTGCTTCAGTGGTGTAATCACGATTGTAGATTTCCCCACGGTCTTGGTTGTTTAGGGAGTTGTCAATCTGATCTAAAGATGCTTCCTTGAACTTCGGGTGATTCTTTACCCAATCCAATGACTTTCTTTCCATTACCGCAACATATCGGCAATCCTCTAAGGTGAAAGCAGACGGATCAGGGTAGAAACAAGCAGGGTCAATCTCTCTTACGCAAATATCCCCTTCGTACATAAACCCTTTATCACCCTGGACAGTTGCACCCATACGGCCTTCTTTGTACTCTTCCCAATGAACATGGGCAATCCCTGTACCTAATAGCTTTGCAGTTTCGATGTTCTCACGAACTACTTTTCTAGCTTTGATACGATCCCATACATATTGATAGGCCTTGTCCAATTTGTCCACACGGTCACGACCTAAAGGAGATACAGCTCGTAGCTTCCCTGTGGGGTTGTCCATCGCAAGTGCAGCACGTTTCGTGTACTTAACTAAGTGAACAAAGTTGGTAACAGGTTTAGGCAACCATGCGGGTGCGTTCTGTAGGTCCCATTGTTGGTTCCGGTCATAGGCATCCAGTTCCTTCATAATCTGTTCTCTTGTCGCCTTCTTGTTCTTAGCCTTCTTGAATTTGGTTAATATCTCTTGCCCTCTTTTGTCTGCCATTTAGACACCTCCTAAAAACGATTTTGTCCGTTAGTATTAGCATAATACTGTTGTACTTCAGGGGGAAGCATATTTGTTAAAGATTCGTTGTATTCCGCTTTTTTCTCTTCTTTTTGCTGTTGTTCTTTATGGATATGAATATGGATTCCCTTCGGAATCGCTCCAGCTAACAGACCTAAAGCAAATGCGATAATGATGGTCATATTAACCTCCTAATAGTATAGCCATGCGTTATGTCCTGCTGGTTGGTTGTCGGTTGTTTGAAGTTCAAACGGAATCGAACCATCATCAGCGGTAGGACCTTTAAAGTTCCTGGCATGGTATGATTTTTGAATCAATTGACTTGGATCATCCGGTAGCTCCTGAACTAAGTACCTTAGTGAGTCCATCGCATGATTGTCCTTGTCAATCGGTTTGTTATCAGGGTTTTTCTTTGAATCTAGTTCTTCCGGTTTGTATTTATAATTAAGTCCTTCACGAATGGTATTCGCTAAGGAACTAAAGATTTTCAATCGACCTAAAGAAAAATAGGCTTGTACTTTCGCAATCCCTGAATCTATTCGGTTATCCCCATCTTTAAACCATAGTCCATACTCTGCGTAATGGTCAAAGATTGAGCGCATATCATTGATGTTTTTCCGTTTTCCTGCTGGGTCACCCACTAACCCACGGAGTTTTCCGTATGGAACCTTCTTCACCATGTCACGCATCCGTTTGGCGTGTTCAGGAACAGGGAGGTTATTCTTATAATGTTCGTCATAGATGTAGACAATTCCTGTGTCAGGATCTATAGCACCCATTAAAAGTACAGTAGCATCCCTAATACCAAAGTCAGCTCCACCTAATCGGTCCCAGGACTGAGGAATTTCAAACGGTTTGACGATATGATCTCCAAAGTCTGCATAAACGGCTCCTTCTGCATAGTCAAAGGAAGCATTCAGGTATCGTTCGATCCACCATTTCGGTTTACCATGTGCAGTAGATTGGTAGTAATCCGGTGGTAAGTATTTATTTAAACGGGTTGAAGCGATATGAACCGCAATGTTCGGGTTCTTCTCTTCATCCGGTACGAAATAATTTCGTTCTGATCCATATATCTTGTCTGCTTTTAAAAGGAACTCAGACCTAACGTGTCCTAAGTCCGGGTTAGACGATAGAATCATTTGGTGTTTCTTTGTTGCATGGTTACGCATACGAGTTTGTAGCTGTACGATGTAGTCAAATGACACCTCAGACGCTTCCTCTACCCATATGAAACATAAGTTTAAGGAACGTGCTTTCCCCTCTGAATCGAGCGGCCTGAAGAGGATACGGTGACCGTTTGTTAGATCAATGTAGTTCTTCTGAACCGAATAGTTCTCAATCAGGGATGGGTGCAGCATACTCATTAGATCCTTTTTGGCAGTTTGTTCTAGCTGCGGCAAGGTTGCAGCACCTACTAAACTAGTACCATTTGGAGTTGATAACGTCAGTTTGATTAGTTCAGCGGCACAAGTGGAGGTTTTGGCTGAACCTAACCATAGCCCCCAAAAAATGCTTTATATTTATGGTTATCTGCATGAAAAGTCGCTTGGTGAGGCATTGGGTTGTAGCAAAATAACAAAGCTCCGCACTCATTACATTTCGCCCACCAGTCCCCACAATCTCCGTCTATAATATAGAATCCGATTTTGCAGTTTTGACAGGTTTTCTTTTCGAATGGTTTTTGCATTTCCGATGGCATGGCATCACCTTCTTTCGTTTAGGTGTATTTCCATACAAACCCTTTAAATGTTTTTCTTTCCCCTTTCGCACACCTAGAAACTTCCCATTGTCGGGCATTCATGGATTTAGCGGCAGAGTAAATACTATCAAATTCTTCGATTAAATCCCCATCTTTTGTAAACTTACCTACTTTTTTCGGGATGTGTGTTACTGGAGCTAAGTTATTTTCTATCTTATGGTTATGATTTTCGTCATTTGTAACCCATTCCAGGTTAGTAACGTGATTATTTAGTTTGTTCCCATCCTTGTGGTTGACTTGTGGTTTGTTTAAAGGATTGGGAATAAACATTTCTGCTACTAACCTGTGTATGAGTTTGGATGTTCTGTACCCTTTAGTTACATTCGACGATAAGTGGACCTTATAGTACCCTTTTTTGGTTAACATTGGTTTCATTAACCGTTCAGGAAAGTTTCCTATTCTTCCATCTTTGTAAACTACTTGTCTTTCTTTTGCTCTAACATTACCGCAGTCCGAGATTTCGTACCCGTTGTGTCCTAAAATAGTTTTCCATGCTTCCATAAAGAAACACCTCCTACAACTATTTTAGCAGATACTAACCTCCATTTCAAATCTCAGCAGTCGGGGATTGTCCGATCTTGCAGTATTGGCATGTCTTTTTTAAATAAGGTTTCTGCATTTCGGAACTCATGGTATCCCTCCTTTAGAGATTAGTGTTTATTGCGCTCTTTTGTCCAAAGACGTATTACCTTACTTTTCTCAATCCACCTAAGTCATTTACAAATTCAACATAGCTTTCATTGTTTCCATTAGCTGCCGAGATAACAAAATCTGTTGAATTCGGCATATAAATATTGTTGGCACTTCCGTTTTTAAATGTGATGGTTGCTGCGCCGTATGACATGAAATAACATCGTCCACGACCGTTTGTTAGATTGGAAAGTGTTACGCTATTCACTGTAATGTTATTTCCAGTATAGTAAAGCGTATTATCCGCAACTGCTAAATTAGAAACGGCTCCTGCTGTAGCCAATGTCGATAAGTCAACTCTTGTGAACGTACTTAGATTAGTTTTAATTGCATTATTAATTGTTGGTATATCCACAGACGATAATCGTAATCCTTCTGCATTAGATGAAGCGTAAGGTCTCGAAAATTCTAAAATAGCATTAGAATGATTGGCAGGAGTCATAATAAAGTCTTGTTGTAAAGGATTGTATATCTTGCCGTTATTATTTTTAATGGTTATAGAACCACTGCTATTAGGTGCTGCAAATATAGCGAAATAAACTTTATAAGGTGTTACTGTTCCGTCATCTTGAAAACTTGTGGCATTGATCGTAATATTTTGACTAAATATACAATAAACCGTGTTATTGACCATATTTAAATTACTGATAACCCCACCACTTGCAAGGCTTTCTAAATTCACATAATTAAACGATTTCGATAATTTTTTATTAAGTGTATTGGTGGACATAAAGTCATTTAATATAGTTTTTGCATCCCTATTTTTTACTTGATAAACGCTACCATGTCTTGTTGTTTGTTCTGTTATTAGTCTCTTAGGCGCAGACCATGTAAGCAAATCTGTCGATGTGCAGTACTGCATATTTGCACCATTTTGACCACCCGGATTATCCACATACAGGTAGAACGTACTCCCGATTTTCAAAACGGAAGGTGCTTCTACTCCGGCAAGAGAAGAAATGGAATCAACTTGTTTTGTCCACGAAACTAAATCTGGTGAAGTGAAGATACTTATTACAGCTTCGGTTTCCTTTTTAATGAACAAGTAGTATGTTCCGTTATTTTTGAAAATGAAATTATCAATCCAATTTCGATTTTCAATATTTATCAAAGTTGGGGTACCGAATTGTAAATTTAATAAATTGGTCACTTCCACAATATAAGGACGCATATCATTATTGGCACCAACTTGTAAACTAAATGTGACATATAACTTACCGTTGTCATCTTCAAACCATTCAGGTGCCCAACATGCTGGATAGGTAGAGTTGACTAGACCTAAATTGATGTTGAATGTTTCCCAATCCTTTAGATTCTTGCTTCGCTTAATTTTAAATTCATACGGTGGAGTCGTAACAGATTGAGTACAACACACATAAAAATAGCCATCTCTATAGATAATTGCACTATCCCGTTCACTAAATAGAGGCATGTTGCTAACTAAATTAAAGTTAACTCCATCATTAGAAGCATATAAATCAACGCTTGTATCTGAGTTACTTCTAAAAAACGGAGCAATATAAAGCGAACTTACATTTTCATCTTTAAATGACGCCTTTTCTGCCAAAGATGCATCGGTTGAAGCGGCTTTATCGTCAATTTTTTGGAAGTTTTGATGTAAGAATACGTCATAATCAAAGGTATCTGATCCTTTCGGAAGGTTCAGACCTAAGTTGGTTGAAATGTCCGGCATGTAAATACCTCCTTACTTACTATAAGTTTCTGCGATCACGCATGGTCGCTTTATGTTTTCATCATGGCAGCATTCATGCCAATCAATCGATTCCCCTTCTTGAACTAAAGGCTTCAGTTCTTCGAATAGGTTCGTCTTATCTAGTTCCGCATTCAGGAAAACCTCAAAGAAGTAAATCCCATCGGATTCTCCTTCTTCAATAGGCCGCCATAATGGATATTTTTCAATTGTGTTTAGTATGGTTTGCTTATCTGTTAAATTAAATGAACCCCTAATTGAGTATTTCATTAAGCCACCGCCCATGTTCCACCATTTAAAATGGCGTGGTTTCCGTTGCTGGATTGGTCTTGTACGGTTCCGGTGGACATGTCGTACCATGCCACAAGAGTAGCACCGTTATATATTTTAATGTCATAAACTTTAGCGTCTTTAAAACCGGACGTTCCATTATGTGTAAAGAACGTCAAAAAACAATTCCTTACGCTTGTGTCTGCTGTTAAAACTCCACGTTCGTCAGCAGAAAAGACGTTGTTAAAATTGTTAGCTGTTGATGTTACCCCATTTTTAACAACTGAAAGTGTACCATATCCACTCTTTTTTTCAATATCATTATTTTCATATACTTCACCAGCTAACGAATCGTAGAGATATGATCCAGTTAAACTTGTTCCATGAGTCATATCTATTAAGATTTTGGTATAAGACATAACGGGGGTTTTAATCCAATCATCCACACCGTCTAATTGAAGGTAGGTTGTACCTCCCCCACCACTTGTAGCACTTACGGTAGGTGTTACTGCTGAAGCGTTCGCTCCTGCAACTACAGAACTAACGGATGCGTTTACAGTAGTTCCAGTTGAAACCGATGGTACTCCCGCTGTTGCTTGTGCATTAGCAATCGGAACTAAAACATTAGGGCTTTTTGTTGTATCCACTACAGGCATCCCGGCACTAGCCTGAGCGTTTACGACTGTAGGTGATACATTTACATTCAAAGCTGATGAAGTATCCACTACAGGTGCGATTCCTGAAGCCTGAGCGTTAGGAACTAAAGCAGTAATGGTTGTGTCTTGTCTTTGCGTTGTTTGGATGGAAGGGGCGAGTGTTGTCGCCCACGCATATGCTAACTGCCATCCATCCGATGATTGACTAGGTGGTGATACTTGGTCTACTCCGATTCCAATTTTCATTATAGCACCGCCTTTCTAGCTGACGGTGATCTTCAGAATCCCGTTAGCATCCCATGTAATCGCAAAGTTTCCGTTTGTTGCGGTTTGGTCTGCTCCGAAATCTACATAAGCAAGTAATGGATTCGTTGCAGC